GCGTCGTTGGCGTTGATCTGGTTGGCCTGCAGCGTCGACTGAAGGTCGCGATCGAGGTCGGCCTGCGTCCCCAGAAAGCCGCGCTGCGCGATGTTCTCTGCCGTCTGCCAGCCCTGTTGCTGGGTCTGCCCAACCATGCCGTATTCGAATTGCCGGGCCGCTTGGTTCTTCTGGAAGGCCTGCGCCGCATCTTGGGTGGCGATCGGCATGATGTTCTGCAGCACGGCGTCTTGGCTGGCGTTGACAGCCATCGAGCTATTGAGCAGGCCGCGACGGTTGGCCGCCTTCAGGCCTTCGGTGCGCGCCATCTGGTTGAGCGCCGAATCCTGAGACGCCAGCTTGGCGACGTTGCCCGCCACCGTGTCATCCACCTGCGGCTGGGTGTTGATGAACTTGTTGGGATCGATCGGGGGAACTGTCGGGTCGAGTGTGTCAACCATGTTTTTAACTCGCCGCTACTGGGGCCTGTGGCCCTTGCATCGTTCCAGCAACTGTTTTCGTCCAAGCCGTCTCAGCGTGGACGGCATAGCCAGCAGGACCGCCGCCGCCGCCGCCTGCGCCTGCCGAGCCCCAGCCCGAATAATTCCCGTAGCCGCCGCCCGCGCCCGCTGCGCCGTTCGCGCCGTTCAGGCCCCACGTTCCACCATTGCCGCCATTGCCGCCCGCGCCACCGGCACCGGCATTGGTTCCGCCGGGCGCACCGCCCGCACCGGCCCCACCGGCTGTATTGGCCAAGCCATAGCCTTGCCCGTAGCCACCGTTTGCGCCGCCGCCACCACCGCCGCCGTTGGTGTATGCGGTCGCACCCCATTGACGGTAAATTTCGTAGTAGGCGATTGAGCCGCCGCCGTTTGCGCCCGCCCTGAAGGCACCGCGATAGTAGGTGTAGCCACCGACTGCGACTGCGGAAGTATTGGGGCTGGGGCTGGCAACAGTGCCGCCGCCCCACTGGAAAGCACAGTAGCCCGGCTCGTTGTGAGTGCCGCCGCCTTGACCGCCAGTGTACGTCCAAGACTGTTGATTCTCGACCTGAGTGCCGCTGTCGTAGTACGGCCCCTCCTGCGCGGTGTAATTGTAGTATCCCTGCCCGCCGGTCCCGCCAGCGCCGCCTGCGCCACCCGCACCACCGCCGCCGCGAAGCGCGCCGTTGTTGGTTATGTAGACGCGAGAAGTAGAATTAATATGAACAGCATGATAACCGCCGCCACTATTAATGGCCCCGTAGCTACCTTGTACTTCACTGTTGTTTATGAACTCCAGCCTGCCCGCGCCACCTTCTATGCGGAACGCCCAGCTAACGCCGCGCACCCCGCCGATCACGCCGTTATTGATGTAGATTTTGGGCCAGTTCACGGTCCAATCGTTGCCGAAAGGCGTGGCCATCAGGACATCAGTCAGCGTGCCAGAGTTGGTGAATATCCACCCGGCCGTCTTTCCCCGGAAATCGGACAGCTTGATCGGCCCGCTTGTGACGATCGAGGCCGATCCATTCACCGCCGTATTGTTGCCAGCGTTGTTTCTCACGAACCCAGAAGCGCCGCCCCGATAGAACGCAGATAGCTCCACCATCGCGTTCGACCCGGCGGGCATGTACTCCGTCCGCAGATCGGCCATTGAGACTTTGCCTGATGCCGGGATCATGGAACCCCCGCAAATGCTTCGACGTCGCCGTTGGCCTGTATGTTGCCGAGCGAGACGACGTTGCCGGTCAGGCGAGAGGTGCCCAGCACCACCAGATTGCCAGTCTCCGTAATGCTCATCAGGACAGTGGCCCCGGCGTATATCTCCAAGGTGCCAGCCGCCGTGACACGTATTCCAATGACCTTGGCCCCGTTCTGGACTGTGAGGCTGGTGCCCATCACCGGGGTCGTCAGCGTCTTTGCGGTCAACGTCTGCGTGCCGCCAACCGTGACCACCGACGCCGCGTTGGTGCCTGCGGCCGCCATTCGGAGATCGCCGCCGCCGACAGTCAGGACGTCCGCTGAATGGGTCAGCGTGACGTCGCCTGCAGCCCAGTTGATGACGCCGCCGGTCGCCAGATAAAGGTCGGACCACGACGTTGTCGTCGTGCCCAGCGACGTCGAGTCATTGGTCGTTGGCAGGATGGGCGTGTCGAACGTGTAGCCATTCAGGGCCCCGGCGAAGTTCAGCATATTCGAGGAGTGTGTGATGGTGACGTCGCCCGAGTTCCAGTTGAGAACACCGCCCAATGCCAGATAGAGGTCGGACCACGACAAGGCCGCCGAGCCCAGCGCAGCGCCATCGTTGGCTAATGGTGCCATCGCAGCGCCGGTCGTTATGCCCGCTGCGGTGATCGTGCCAACAGCCACCACATTGCCGGTCTTGTCGACGGTGAACTGATCGACCGTTCCAACCTGCAACTGCAACAGTTTCGAGCCCGCAGCGGAGGCTGCGTTGGTGACGTTCATCTTGATCCCGGCGTAGGTCGTGCCCACCGAGTTCCAGATAGCCGTCATCGCATTGATATATTGGTTGGCCATCGCTTACCTCTTCAGGCGGCGTCGGGAGAAATTGTAGGTCTGTGACGAGAGCGTGTGCTGCCGGGCGGTCGCCGAGTTGTGAACCAGCGTGGTCGCGATGTTGGGGCCGATCCCAGAGATATGATATTCCAGCCGCCCCTCGACCGGCCGCGACCAGTCGACCGACGCATAGTGATCCGAGCTAATGATCGCAGAGCCCGCATCGACCGAAACATCTGTCAGAGCGCCGCCATCGCCGCGCCCATAGTCGGTGTGAAAAGATGCACCCATCGTGATGGGGTCGGGCGTATCCAGTTCGAAGGCCACCTTCATCCAGCGGGTGTGCTGTGACGGCGACCCGGCGGCGGTGAAGGGGAGGCGGATGTAGCTGTCGATCGGCGCACCATCAAAAGAGGTGCCGCGATTCATCTCGTAGACGTAGCCGTCCGTGCAGCCGACAAACAGGCGATCGCCCTCGCCGTTATTGATCTCGCCCGAGCAGGCGCAAAAGACTTGGATCGGCAGCTTGAACGGCAGCGTCTCCGGGTTCTTGCGGCCGATATAGAGGGTGATGCCTGACCCATCGTCCCAGAACAGTCGATATTGATCCTTGGCCTTGACCAGCAGCGAGGCGGTAGCGATGACCCCGGAGTCCAGCTTCTGCCGCACCAGCCGCTCGATCGACTGCGTCAGCGTTCCCATGCGCCAGTCACCAAACGACGCCGACGCCGAGAGCGAGTGGACGCCGCCGTCATCCAGATAGACCGGCGTATCCAGCATCTGCGCGCTATAGGGCTGGGCACCCGCATGGTCAGTGATCGGGTTGAGCACGAAGGTCGAGGAATCCTGCCCGGTGAGATAGTCGATGCGGTTCTGCCCAAAGATCACCATCGAGGTCGACGCCGCCGTCAGCAGCCCGGTGACCCCCTCACCAAACGCCATCTCGCCCGCGCCAAGTGTGGTCTGAAATTCCAGCGGCTCGCCGAGCGCCGAGTTGAGGATCGTGCCCGACGTGTAGCCAAGGAACAGGTGGTTCTGGAAATGGGTGATGAAGGATGGCGAATCGAACAGCGCCGACATGAGGATCGTGTCACCATTGGCGGCGAGGATGTTGTCATCGTTGTCCGCGAGCAGACGGACGAGATCGACCGGCGTGCCATCGCTGATGCCTGTCTGGATCGGCACCAGCACGCCAGCCCCGTCCCATTCGAAGGCCGTGTCGGCACCATTAGCGAAATACATGTGGGCGCGTGAGGCCGCCCCATAGAAATTGTGGTTGGTGAAATCGTAGCGACCGCCTTCACGAATGGTGATCGGCAACACCGTCGCCAGTCCAGAGGCCGAGCCGCCGCTATCCGAGCCGGATATGATTTCGGTGCCAAAGACGCCCACCTGCTTGGAGATGATCAGGTAGCCTTCAGCGGTGCCGCTCCAATTGCCTTTGCGCAGGACGACGCGATCGATATGCGCCATCGCTCCCGTGGTCAGGCCTATGACGTATTCGCCCACGACGAACTCTTTGGTTCCGGTGTGATACTCCAGCACCGAGCCAAAGCCCTGACTCTCCCAGCCGCCAGCGGTGGCCCGGAACATGCCCGAGCCGCCAGCGATCTGATCGCGAAAGGCATAGACATAGCTCTCGAACACCCACACGCCGCGCACCGGGCCGGTGCCGGGAACAGGGGTGATGGCAGCACGGCGCTCTGCCTGCAGTACCGGGTCGGTCGTATCGGAAGGCCGAGCATGCCCATTGAAGCGTTCGAAGCCAGCCAGTGAGGTGTAGCCTGCAACGTCGGGCTCGTAGTTGATGGAAGCGATCACCTTGCCCGGCGTCAACGCGATCGGCGGCGAGGCCAGATCGAGGCCACCTGCCATCAGCGAGGTTTGCACTTGGATCGGCATCAGGCCAGTGGTGCCCCCCATTTCGTGTGGGGAAGCTGGTGCAGTTCCAGCATCGACCAGTTGGGCAGCATGCGCAGCCGGTAGACCGGGATGCGTGGCCCCTCGTCAAAGCCTTCGAGGTAGGACAGCGCCACGTCCTTGATCAGCGTGTGGAACTCTGACGGCATCTCGGGGATGTCGCTGTCCAAGGTCAGGTACTGCGGGCTTTTGCGGTACTTGCCGCGCAGCGTGTAAATGTCGTCGGGGAGCGGCGAGATCGCCAGCCTGTTGTCGAGGCTCACGGTGTAGAACTGCGGCTTGCCGGGCGTCTGCGGGCCGCGCCCCTGCGTCTCGTAGAAGCGGTCGACATCCAACCAACGCAGCGGCCCCTCTTCCGCCGCGCCGATCGCAGTGGGGAAGATAGACAGGCCTATGTCGGACCCATCCTCCTTGAATCCCCACTGAGAAAATCGGGTGATCGGAGTGCTGGTGCGCTCGTCTGTGAAACTCGTCGCCTGATAAAACCGCTCGCCGATTACGGTCTGCCCGGTGAAGCGGCTATTCAGCCAGCGCCACATGCGATGCGCGTTCTGGATGTCGAGATAGCCTTCTGAGACGAAGTCTACGATCTGCTTCAGGCGATTGGCCTGCCCGATCACGGTGGTCGGCAACACCCCTTGGATGGTGCCGGATTGCTGTACCGTCATGCGGGCAAGCTCAAGGAAGTTCATGCGGCAGCATCCTCTTCCTCTTCTTCGTCTTCCCGCTCTGCTTCGGCCAAGGCGATTGCAGCCGCCTCGATCTCCTCCGCCCGCTTCTTCTCTGCCTTGGTCAGAGGTTTCTCGATCACGAACACCGACACCGGGTATTCCGGCACCTTGCGATAGCCGGTGATGTTCGAGTCCTGATCCGTCTCCGCGATGTGCGCCACGGCGTTCTGCAGGGCGTGGTAATATTTGTAG